AGAAAATACCCAAAGTGTGTTCCTTTAGCAAAAGCTAACAGAATGACTAAAGGTGAAAGACAAAGTGCAGTAAAAAGAAAAAGAGCAAAAGCTCAAGGTGTTGGTGGTAAACCAACAAATGTTAAAACTTTTGCAGTTCAAGGTGGACTAGCAGATTATTATAAAGGAGTGGTGTAATGACTGATGAAAAAAAATTAATAGATGAGGTATTATATGGTTTAAAAGTACCACCAAAACAAACTCGTCAAAATAAAAGAAGTATGAAAAGATCAGAAAAAAATATCAAAAGAAATTTGTACGATGATGTTTTAAAACCTTTAGGAAAATTAACAGGTGGTCAAGCTAAAATAGATAAAAATAAAAACAATAAAATAGACGCTGAAGATTTTAAAATACTTAGAGGAGGTGCTTTTAGTGGTAAAATGTTTAACTTATTATCTAAAGATGTAATAAGTAGAGCTTTTCCACAGACAGTAGGACAAAAGGATAGAGAGAAACAAATGTATATGGAACAAAAATCTAAATACGAAGAACCTCAAAAATTAAGTCAGGGTGGAGGTATAGCTATTAAGGGAACAAAATTTAAAGGTGTATTTTAGGATAGTATATGGCAACCTCTGGAACAACAGCATTTGATTTAGATATAGATGACATCATAGAAGAAGCATATGAAAGAGTTGGTGTTAGAACTAATTCTGGTAAAGATTTAAAATCGGCTAGAAGAAGTTTAAATATTATGTTTTCTGAGTGGGGTAACAGAGGTGTACATTTATGGAAAGTTGAATTAAAAGAACAATTACTAACACAAGGCACAGCAACTTACACAGCTCCAACAAATGCTAACGATGTATTAGAGGCATATGTTAGTACAACTACAGGCACTACTTCATCAACCAATGATGTTTCTTTAACAAAAATAAGTAGAAGTGAATATAGTGCTTTACCAAACAAAGGTTCACAAGGACAACCTAGTCAGTATTATGTGGATAGACAAACAATACCTACTATCACTTTGTATCAAACTCCAGATGCTTCAACTTATACTTATCTTAAATATTATTACTTGAAAAGAATAGAAGATGTTGGAAATTATACTAATCAAGCCGATGTTGTTTTTAGATTCATACCTTGTATGGTATCAGGTTTGGCTTATTACTTGAGTATGAAAAAAAATCCACAATTGGTACAACAGAATAAATTATTGTATGAAGATGAATTACAGAGAGCTTTAACAGAAGATGGACAAAGAACTTCAGTTTATATAACACCACAAAGTTATTTTCCACAAGGATAGATTATGGCATACGCAAGAGGTAAATACGCAAAAGCAATTTCTGACAGATCAGGTATGGCATTTCCATATAATGAAATGGTAAAAGAATGGAATGGTTCTTTTGTTCACAAATCTGAATTCGAGGCAAAGCATCCACAAATAAAAAGAAAACATATTAAAGGAGATGCTATAGCTTTAGCCAATGCAAGACCACGACCACCAGAAAATCAAAATGAATTTTTACTTTACATAAGTAATGGTTTTTTTGCTAATCAAGGAGACACTGGAATAACAGGTGGAGCAAGTATGACAGTTTCAGATAGTAATAAAATTTTAGGAACAAAATTAACAGCAGTAGAAGCAACGACATCCGTAGGAAATGTAGAGGTAGTAATAATATGACCATAACACACGCAAATTTTTTAACACAAGTTAGAAACTATACAGAAGTAGATGCAAACGTATTAAGTGATACTTTACTAGATCAATTCATACGAATTGTAGAATTAGATATAGCTAACAAAGTTGATTATGATGATATTAGAAAATACGTCACTGGTTCTACAGGCACACAAAAATATTTAAATGTTCCAGATGATTGTATAGTAGTTCGTTCTATACAAGTAATAAGCAGTAGTACAAGAGATTTTTTAGAAAAAAGAGATACTTCTTTTATAGCTGAATTTAATCCTACAGATGCAACTGGATTACCCAAATACTACGCTAATTGGGATGACAAAAATATTTTGTTTGCACCAGTACCAGATCAAAATTACGATGTACAATTAAATTACATAAAAGACCCAGAGCATTTTAATTCTTCAACAGATACTTTTTTATCTAAGCATCAAGAGGCTTTATTATTACACGGAGTTTTAACTGAGTGTTTTAGTTATTTAAAAGGTCCAACTGATATGTACAACTTGTATAAAAGTAAGTATAATGAAGAAATACAAGATTTTGCGTTGCAACAAATGGGTAGAAGAAGAAGAGATGAGTATGTTGATGGGGTTCCAAGAATACAAGTAACTTCACCTTCACCTTAAAACAAGGAGTAAAATATGGCAATAACAACAAGTGTAATTTGTAATGTATTTAAAACGGATGTGTTAAAAGGAGTGCACAATTTTACAGCAGCACCAACTGGAAACACTTTTAAATTAAGTATGTATACATCAAGTGCAACTCTTGGTAAGTCAACAACATCTTATACATCTGATAATGAAGTAAGTTCACCATCAGGGTACACTGCTACTGGTAAAGCTTTAGTGTCTACTACACCAACTTTAAGCACTGACACAGCAGTATGTGATTTTGATAATTTGACTTTTGTAGGTGTTTCACTTACAGCAAGAGGTGCTTTAATCTATAATGACTCAGCTACTGGTGATCCAGCAGTTGCAGTTTTAGATTTTGGTGGTGACAAGACAGCTACTTCAGGTACATTTACAATACAGTTTCCTACTGCTAATGCTTCAGATGCTATTATAAGAATAGCTTAAAATAGAGGTGCATCGTGACTACTAGAACATTTACTGTTACAGTACAAAATGTTAGTGGTTATAATAAATACTTTATTGACGGTGTACAACAAGATACTCTTACCCTAGCTGAAGGTGGCACCTATGTATTTAATTGGTCAGCAGCAACTAGTCATCCATTAAGGTTTTCTACTACTTCCGATGGCACACATAGTGGTGGTAGTGAATACACTACTGGTGTCACAAAAGACGATAGTAGTTATCTTACTACTATTCAAGTTGCCAATAGTGCTCCTACATTATATTATTATTGTCAATATCACGCAGGAATGGGTGGTCAAATCAATACTGAGTCTGCTACAACTTGGGGTTTGTTAGCGTGGGGAGACGGAGCTTGGGGTGATCAGAACGATACTTCTGTAACAGTTACTGGTGTTGCCTCCACAACTGCCATAGGCACACCTACTATTGATGCACAAATCGGAGCAGGTTGGGGTAGAAATGAATGGGGTAATGGAGCTTGGGGTGATGTTTATTCTGTCATACCAACTGGTGTATCAGCAACAAGTGCAGTAGGAACAGTAACTGCTGTAGCAGATGTAAGTGTATCGGTTACAGGTGATGAGGTAGATGCTGAAGTAGGTAATACTACTTTTACAGCTACTGTTGATATAACAGTTACTGGAGTATCTGCTACATCTTCAATTGGAACAGTTACACCTTTAGGAACAAGTGACGTAGTAGCTCAAGGATTATCAGCTCAAACAAATGTAGGAAGTGTTATAATAGCTCCAATATCTTTTGTTGATGTTACAGGAGTTAGTGCTACCTCATCTGTAGGCACTGCCACTGTTGCTTTTGATAGTTTAATTGCAGTAACTGGTGTATCTGCTACAAGTGCAGTTGGATCAATCACACCTATTTCAACTTATTCTGTAACTGGTGTTTCTGTCACAGCATCTGCTGGTACTCCAACTGAAGTAACTGGTACTGGAATTGTTGATGATGTCACTGGAGTAGTGTTGACTGCTTCAACTTCTGCACCTATAATAGTTGTGTGGTCAGAAATAGATACTGGCACACCAACAACTTGGACTGAGATAACTACAGCGGCTTAACAAAAGGATAAAATATGGCATCTACATACTCATCAGATTTAAAACTGGAACTTATGGCGACTGGTGAAAACGCTGGTACCTGGGGAACAAAAACAAATAATAATTTAAATTTAGTACAACAAGCAATAGGTGGTTTTGAAGCGATCACTCTAACAAGTGGTGGCACAGTAGCATTAGTAATGACTGATGGTACAATATCAAATGCAAGAAATATGATAATAAAATGTAACACTATCACATTAGGTAGTGCTTCTAATTTAACTGTTCCAGATAGCATAGAAAAAATGTATATTTTTGATGTGACAGGAGTTACAAACCCCACTAATTTAACAATTAAAACTGCTAGTGGAACTGGTTTTTCTCCAGATCAACAAAAAATATATTTTGCTTATTCAGACGGAACTAATATTGTTGAAGTATCTCTTGATAGTTTAGGTGGTGCAATAGGCACAGCAAGTTTACCTACAGTAAGTGTGGCAAAGGGTGGAACTGGTTCTACTTCAGCATCTGATGCAAGAACAGCTTTAGGTTTAGCAATAGGAAGTGATGTTCAAGCTTATAATGCTGATACAGTTTTTAAAGATGTAGCAAATACTTTTACTGCTGGACAAAGAGGAGCTACACAAACTGCAAACGCAACAGGCTCAACTACACTAGACTTCGATTTGTATCAGAACTTCGTGTTGACTTTTACTGGTAATGTAACTTTAGCTAATCCCTCTACTGAATCAGTAGGACAGTCTGGTATTATAATGATTATACAAGATGGCACTGGTAGTAGAACATTAAGTTTAGGTACAGATTATGAAACTGCTGGAGGAGCAGGATTGACCATATCAACTGCTGCCTCATCTGTAGATATTTTACCTTACTTTGTTCAAAGTGCCTCTAATATTTTATTAGGAGCACCACAACTTGCCTACGCATAGGAGACATAAGTAATGCCAGTACAAGGTGAATTTTTTCAAAAAGCAGCTAGTTCTACAGGAATATATTCTTACCAAATCGAGCAAAGTTTAAGGTTCGATTTTGCAGATGATAGTTATATGAATTTTTCTCCTGGCACTGCTACAAGTAGAGATGTTATGACTTGGAGTTTTTGGTTTAAGTTTGGTGGCGATCCATATGTTAGTGGACAAAAAAATATATTATGGACTGCTGGTACAGGTGGTGGTGCTGGACAATATTCTTTCTTAGAAGTAAGGGCGTCAGACAGAAATTTAACTTGTGACTTCTATAATTTAGGTGTAGGTGCTACTGACATATCATTAGTTGACCCTTCTTCTTGGTATCATTTGGTTATGCGATATAACTCTAATGAAAGTACACAAATAGATAGATTAAAAATATGGTTAAATGGTAGACAATTAACAATATCTTCTAACAGCATATCTTCTGGAGAAGATTTTCCTAATTGGAACAATAACAATATGTATATAGGCAACAAAACAAATATAGGTCACGCAGTACAAGGCACTAATTTTAGTTTTGCAGAATGGATTTTTGTTGATGGCACTGCTTATGATGAAACGCAATTTGGAGAATTTGTCAATAATATTTGGGTGCCGAAAGACCCATCAGGAACTTCATTTGGAAATAATGGGTTTCATTTAAAATTTGCTTCTGGAGCTTTTGGTACAGATTCAAGTGGTAATGGGAATAACTGGTCTACCAACAACATAGGCACTGATCACGCTTCTTTAGATTCACCAACCAGTGGAGGGAGTTAATAATGGCAGCTAATTGTAATTTTGCAACTTGGAATCCTGGTGCTAAAGTAAATCCTAGTCTATCTTATTCAGCAGCAGTTTATGACAAAGCTAATACTAGATTCAGAGGTGATACTGGTGGTACATCAACTACAACTTCCACAATCAGTATGAAAAGTGGTAAATGGTATATTGAGGTATACGCACAAAATAATCCAGCTGGAGGCTGGCCTACACTAGGTATTTGTAAAACATCTTCTATATCAATTACTCAAAATATAAGCAACTATCAATACAATTCTAGCGATACAAATAATAAATCAGAAGTGGTAGGAACAAGTGGTCAAATAGTTAAGTTTGGTGCCAGTGCAGCTTCAGGTGGTGATAGTTGGTCAGATGGAGATATACTACAAATAGCCGTAGATATAGATGCTGGTAAATGGTGGTTCGGTAAAAATAATACTTGGTCAGGTAGTGGAGACCCAGCTAATGGCAATAACCCTATAGATACATTTACTGCTGGTACAGAGATGAATGTTTGGGTAGCTAGTTATAATGGCTCTTCTTATATGATCATTAATGCAGGTCAAAGTAGTGGTTTTGCTGGTAATAAATCAAGTGGTTCTGCAAATGCAACTGATGGTAATGGCTTCGGAGACTTTTATTACACTCCACCCACGAATTTCAACGCCTTATGCCAAGGCAACGTTGCGATTGATGCTGATATAGACCCAGCAAAAACTGACGATGATTTTATAGGTGGTAAACAATTTGAAGCATATAGTTATACTGGTAATGCAACTGCAAGAAGTTTAACTGGTTTAGGGTTTCAACCTGATTTAGTATGGACAAAACAAAGGACAAGTGGCGATAATGGAAAAATGACAGATTCTACAAGAGGTGTTACAAAACAAGTTATATCAAACAGTGATGCAGGAGAAAGCACAGATGTAGGAGGTGTAACAGCTTTTGGTTCTGATGGATTTTCTATAGGAACAGATAATGGTTATAATCAAAATGGAGAAACTTACATAGCTTGGTGTTGGAGAGCTAATGGAGGAACAACAACTAGCAATGGCACTGGTTCAATAACTTCTACAGTACAAGCAAATGCAGAAGCTGGTTTTAGTATAATTACCTATACCGGCAATGGTAGTGCTGGTGCCACAATAGGTCACGGTCTAGGAAAAGCACCAGAATTTATGTTAATTAAAAGAAGAAGTTCTTCTCAAACTTGGGCAGTATATTCTGTAGGTTTAGGAGCCACAAAAAACGTTGCCTTAAATAATAACAATTCTGCTGCCACAGGTACTGCTTGGTTTAATGATACAGAACCTAGTGCTACTTTAATTACTTTAGGCACTGAAGGTAGAGTTAATCAAAATACTGGAACTTATGTTTGTTATGCGTGGACATCAATTCCTGGTTTTTCTTCATTTGGGTCATACAACGGCACAGGTAATACCCAAGGTGCTTTCGTGTATACTGGGTTCCGACCAAAATTAGTAATGCTAAAAAGGACAGATGGAGCAGGATCGTATTTAGTGTCTGATGCAACAAGAAGACCTTTTAATGATGAAGATTATAGAGAGTTATATTGGAATGATACAAGTGCAGAGCAAACAGGTACAAACACACACGATGGGGTAGATTATTTATCAAACGGATTTCGTCTGAGAGGTACTAATTTAGGATCGCAAGGTAGCAACAATGATTATATTTATGCTGCTTGGGGAGACATCCCATTTCGCTATTCTAACCCATTCTAAACAAGGAGGTAAAAAATGTGGGCTTACGTTAAAGATAATAAAATACAAGAGATTATACCTATACCTAAAAATATAGTAATAGATGATGTTAAACACCCTGCAAAAATATTTAGTGCTTGGAGTTGGAGTGAATTAAATAGTATAGGTATTTATACAGTAGAACCAGCAACCGAAGGAGATAATAGATTTGAAGTAACATCTAGTCCTACTTACACTTTTAACAGTTCTGGTAATAAAGTTACTACTGCCAATACTAAAACAGAAAGACCATTAGCAGATGCTAATGCCGTAGATGAGGATGGTAATAACATCACTGATGCAGATGGAAACCAAGTAATTAATTATGGTTTAAAAACTTTAGCTAAAGAACAAGCAAAACAAACTGCACATAATTTAATTAAAAGATTTGGTTGGTTAGTTCAAAGAGTTACTATGGACAGTAGTGCAACGATTCCTAGTGCAGTTACAACGTATTGTGCAGCAATCAGAACTGACTGTGCTGATATATGTACAGCGATTGATAATGCAAGTGATATGACTGCATTCAAAGCATTGTATGCAGATACTTTAGATAGTGATGGTAATATAACACAAGTAAATAGAATCAATAGATGGACTACAGATAGTACAGTCAAAGACTACATAAGATAGGAAAATACACTTATGCTTAGTGAAGTCAAAATAGCACCTGGCATAAACAAACAGGTTACTCCAACAGGAGCACAAGGTAAGTGGATTGATTGTGATAATGTTCGTTTCCGTTATGGTTATCCAGAAAAAATAGGTGGTTGGGAACAAACAACTACTAATACTTTAGTCGGTGTAACAAGAGCTATGCACATTTGGTCTGATGTATTAGGAAGACGTTTCATAGCATTAGGAACTAATAAAGCTCTGTTTTTGTATTATGATGGAGCTTATTATGATATAACTCCTTTAGGCACAGCTTTAACATCGTGCACTTTTACTTCATCAAACGGATCACCAACAGTCACTGTTAACAAAGCTGCACACGGTTTAGTAGAAGGTGATTTGTTTTTATTTAGTAGTGCGACATTACCAGGTGGTGGTGCTACAAGTTATTCTGGGGGTGATTTTACAACTAATACTTTTCAAGTAGTAACTGCTGGATCGGACAGCTTTACAGTTACTATGGCAAGTAATGAAACAGGCACTGGAATGTCAGCTGCTGGATCAGTAACAATAACACCTTACTTTGATATAGGTGACGCTTTACAAGTTGCTGGTTATGGATGGGGTACTGGTAGATATGGTGGCGAGGCTTTTCCTTTAGCAACAAGCACTTTAAATGGTGCACTATTAAATGATAGTAACGGAACAGGTGGATCAGGCACTACTATTACCTTAGCTTCTACTGCTAACTTTTCAGCAACAGGTGGTACAATAAAAGTAGATAATGAATTAATTACTTATACTGGTGTTAGTGGTAGTAATTTAACTGGTATATCTAGAGGAGCATCTGGCACTTCAACAGCAGCTCATAGTAACGGAACAACAGTAGAAGAAGCATCAGATTATTTTGGATGGGGAGATGC